TTGAGTCCTAAAAAGCGTGATCGAGTAATTGAAATATTTAGGCAAATTGGGTATCAAGAATCAGTGTGGATCGATGAATGGCAAGCGGGGTTGAATGAATATATCTGACTTTTCATGTTAGAGTGTTGCGCTGACTAATTTCACATGAGTCTAACAAGATTATATTTCCACTTGATGATAAAGATATTTATAATTATCAAATCAAAGTGAGGTTGAGGATTCGATATGATCTTCATGATCTGAGGATCGACAGATCCGAAGACTCTTGAAGATCAGAGAATCCGAAATCTCATCTTTGATTTTTTGATCAAAGATCCTTAGCCGTCGCGCGGGGGCATGACCCTGCTTAGGCGAGATAGTTGTATCCACCGGTTTCGTTCCTTTGGATGAATTCCCGTTCAATCAGTTTCTCCAAACTCCGCTTAATCATCGACGTCTCTGGTTGGAACTGACTCAACTGTCGCAAGATCTCAGCAACCAAGTCAGCATGGGAAAGCGTGCGTCGTGCTTTCATAATCCGCACAGTTGCCGCCTCAATCTGAATCTCACGACTCTTGGCGACATCTGCTTCCACATTTCTCGCAGAGCTTCCCGGACGTTCATCAATCGATGCCATTGGAATCTTAAACTTCTTCATACGACCACGGAAGCTAGTGTCAACACACACACTATCCGCCATCGTCAAAGTTGCCGGATCTCCCGACGCAATACGTCTCAAAATACGTCCCGCAGGTGGTCCCATTGACATCGAATGCACTGCCTTCTTCACAACATCATGATCCTCATTTTCGAGATGAAGCATCCTCGCCATATCGCTCAACGTGATCGAATTGTCGTTCTCAGGAATCAACATCAAAATCATCGCTTGGATCGGCGCCAATTGCAACAAATACGATACCGTATTCGAAACATTGTACTTGATCTCAACTTCACCCCAAATCGGAATATATGCAAGTTTTCGATTTGGGTACTGTGTTTGCCACCACTGCTGAAAAGTCGTCATCATCTGACCCATCTCACCCGGAATCTGCAATGACGGCAAAGATCGCGGAACATTCCAGCTACCCGCCGTCAAAATGATCGGACTAAACTTTTCAGACATCGACCGGTAAGTCGATTCCATTCGTCTCACCACTTCTTGAGTTCCCTGAGCCATGTCCGACACCATCATTTCACATCTCTGCGTAAACGATGCCGATTTTACAATGTTCTTCAGATGCGACAAAACATATCTTTCACCATCGATCATGTCGTCATTCCGCTTTTTGATCAAACGATCCGTCAATCGATGCCGATATGTCTCAATGTACATATCCTTGTCCTTAACAAAATCAAGAAAGTCGCACACTCGAACACACTCGTTCAACATCACATCTCTCGACTCACAGGGAATCAGTCCCATTAGCAGTCGATGAACATGGTCCACCATCAGCTGCAAGAAAGTCCCACAATGCTCATTCAACGTTTCGTTGATCCTGTTCGCAGTCAATCTGCGATAGACTGCAACCATCTGCGGATCCTTCTCGAAAACAGTGGTAATCAATTCAGTATGATCCGATGAATATCGGATCATTGACCGCATATAGTCCAAGATTTGTTGACGAAACTCCGCCTCATTCTCTTTCGTCATCGGACTTGTCGGCAATCGACGAACCATCTCGCTCAACTGTTCCGTCAAATACGCCTCGTAAATCTGGGCAATCTGACGGATCGCGACTTTCTCCACCTCATCGGAGTACATATCCATCAAACGATAGATGCAATAGATACCCCGCAAAATGTTCGTCGATTGATTCTGAATAGCGTTGTCAAACAGCCTTCGAAGATTCATCGAAATGCGATCGCTGCTTTCTGTCACAAGTGTCGACAAAATCACTCTCATCGCATGTGGTTCACATCGCTTATCCAACAATCGATCAACAATCATCGTCTCAGTCTCAATGATGTTTCCGAGAGCGTTGACATGCTCTTCAAGCGACATTTCCGCCAACGATGACATGACTTCTCTGCAATACAATCGCAGTTGAGTCATATAGCTCGATCCAATTGTTGCCATCATAGCATCAATATTCAACGGAATATTGATATATTCGTCAATATTCCGAACATTCAGTGACATTGATGTTTTCGTAAACGTCTTAAGAAGATCGTAAATCGCACTGAGTCCAGAATTGCGGAATGAAATGTTTCCACGTCTGACTTCCCGAATCCGATCATTTGCGTAAGCCATTAATTGTGACCGATCATCGGTGATCAATGCACGACAATAAATCTCAACAGCGATCACCGTCAAACATTTGAAATGCGACGGTTTAGTCGACGGTTTAGTCGATGTGGTCAATGTGTTAACCAGTGGTGTCTTCTGCAAATGGCTCATGTTGTTCAACGGCGTGAAAAAGTTGATCATGAACCGTATCATATTGCGGAACTTTGACCACGTGGAAAGTACATTTTCGAAAATCGACACTCCAACGTCATACGCCCCAACCAGTTCACGGTTAAACCATTGAAATGTCGTTTCGAAGATCTCTTGCATATACACCTTGTACGCCACACATCCGAACGGTGTATTGTATTGGTTCAACATGCGATGCATGAGTGGCTGCAAAGTTGCATACACATCCCGGAACTCCCTAGAGATCTTGTGTTCCGGATTGAAATTCGAAACAATGAGTCGGATGATCGGACCAAAAATGGACCGATCCATGATGTTTTTCAAATCAGCAAGTTGCTGATCGTAATCAGGTCCCTTAGGACTGTTATGTTGAATGGTCGCAAGATTGCGACTGATTTGTGTAAGCTGAACAATGATACTCATTCGTAAACACTTACGGTATTATCACTATCATTTTTTATTCAATTGCCGATAAGATCGATCGATGGATCTCCATCTTAATCCGGAAAGGGATATGTGTATACAGTATTAATTGATGATTCAACTTCAACTGATTCATATTAATCTGACGATTGATTATCATCTCATCCAATGATGTCACCAATCCACATCCCGTCACTACACAACCAGGAATATTGTCCGATACATCACCCATCAACAATTTCGACTGCATATATTGCGTTGCCGTCATCGTCATCGAATCCATGATGTTGTCCATATATACTGTATGAATCGACACCGTCGGAGACACCAACTGAATGAAATCTTTGTCCTTCGATATCACGTAAATCCGACCACGTTGAGCGATCTCCAGATATCGGGTCAACAGAAAAACGATATCATCTGCTTCCGCTGTCAACACTCGAATAACTTTGAGTCGATGTTGTTCCATATAGTGTGGCAACAGTTCATGATAAACGCGGGGGAAAAGATCCCCTAGAAGATTGTCTTTTCCACGATGATGGATTACATGTGTCCTCGTTGCCTTATATTCCGGATAAATCGCCGTTCTCCATAACATCGACTTTTTACCCTCTCGTATAAAATACACATTCGTCCTCGGAACGCGGAGACGTCGTGTCAACTTCAACAAATGCATATTAAACCGATGTTGATATATTTCCCAGAATTCGGGATTCGTTGACCAATCATACATATCAGGTTGTTCCCAATCGGGATTTTGTTTCAAATAATCGTTCTTAGAAATGAAAAATATGGTGAAAAGATAATAGGACCCGTCAATGACGAGATAAGTGGGACGCGTTGTCATATATATTGTTGATATCATCGAATCTTTAAATCTAAAGTCCGTTGATATCATTGCCGGACGATGTTTCAACGACGCTGGTCAATTGTTCACCACATGCCCGGGACCCTGGCCCGGGTACCCGACCTTCGGTCGAGCGCCTTCGGCCCTTCGGTGCCGCCCAAGTTGGTTGAGAAATATAAGGGGGCACCGTCATCGTCTGATCAACCGTGCGATGATAGTCATTGGCTGGGAATACGCGTCCGATTGCGCTGGTATTGGTGGGATACAACAGTTCTTCGCGGATAATGGTCCAATCGGAGCGGACCTGTTTCGGATCGAGTCCGACTTGATCGACTCCTGTTCGTGTCCAGATGCCGTCATACATTAATGCGGGTTGTTGCACATACAACTGTTGTGCGGTCTTAGTGCTTGACATTTGCGGTGTCGATTGGAACTTGGTACGATGTAGAAGATGGGAAACGGTGTCGTCTTGCGGCGCATTGACTGGAACAATTGTGATCAAAGGTTGTCCAATCTCTTTTTTGACGGGGTCTTGTTTGCATTCAGTCGCTGATCCTGATCCGGATCCGAATCCTTCAATTGGGCTAACTGGTCCTTGAACGGGCCCCAAGATGGGAATATAGCCGTAATTGGCGGCAACTGATATGATTCCGATGGCAAATATAATGGCAAGTAGAAGTGGAACAGATTGCATTTTACTTTTCACACAGATATTAATTAGCGTCGATTCAATTGATTTCTTTTTCTCCTGTCGACGATATGGATGAACTACCTCCCGCATATCAGATTTATGATAATCGATCAACTCGAGCTATGGCAAAAGTGTCGTTCAGTGGTCATGCAAAGAAAGATGTTATTTACGAGTTTTATCACACTGTGATGAATGCACTTGTTCCGCGTGCATTACATTGGGCATCGGAGATGCATGCATCCGGTTATACGAAACTTTTATGGGACACATTGATTGATATTTATTGGCGGAACATCAACATCCAGAATCCGAAACTGATGTTTTATCTTGCGGAATTGCAGCAGCAGATTCGAGAGTTGGATGGTGATAGAAACAATCCGTTAATTCGTCATCGGATAGCGGATGCGGTGATATTGGTGAGTCTTTCGAATAAAAACGATCTGTTTTTTCGTCGCATATATCCCAAAGTTTCCGACAACGATTTTACATATGATTCCATGCGCAAAATGATATTATCGGACAATACACGTTATTCCGATCCGTATGTTGTCGCATCTGATACATCGGATGCCACGTTGATGATGAATGAGATATCATATTGTTTGCAACATCGTGCCGATGATCGATTTCGATACTGTATATATTGGTACACTTGGATGAATCGTCGGGCACAGTTGCATCGTAAAGATACGGGGAACGATCTTACAGTTGGATACCGGGATATCAGTGATATTGATGCCAAATATAAAAGGGATTGGGTTTGGCCACTGTGGTTGATAACGATTGATATGGTGAAACAGACTCATGACGCTATTTTAGACAATGTTTTACGAATCAATTATCAGTATTACAAGCAGTCGTATACAAGTGCTGGCAAGGAGAAGAAGAAGATATATTTACATTTGGTGTGGTATTACTATTTTCATATGGGATCGATTGATATGACGACACCGCTTGGATTAGATCGTGTTCAGCGGATTCAAGGAATAGCGCAGATTCACGATGTTTACAAAGCGTTGATGGAGCGGCGTCCAGCACATTTGGCCTTGGAAGTTGCTGATAGTGCGCGTATACGACAACACAATCAACAGGTGTCGGAGCAGTTGGCTCAGGGGGGGCAAGACCCCTCAGTGCAAGACCGAAGGAGCTCGAAGAGCTCAAGAGGCTCGAAGAGCCAGAAGAGTCCAGCGGAATCGGCGGTGTTAGAGCAGCGGTTGAATTATATGGATTCATATGTTCCGATTCAGCAGCAGCAACCGCATCAAAGTCCGTTAGATCAGTTGATTCAGCAACAGAGTCATTCGGCGACGGATCCGATTCGTGTAATTAGAACGGGTCATACTCGTTAAATTGTTCTAGTATGATTATAGTAGAATGTTCGAATTCATAATCTCTATTGTTTTTCTGACAATCGTTTTGTATATGATGCGTGATCAAATATCATGGACAACATCGATAATGCCGTATTTCTATTTGTTGTCGATAGTGTGTATTGTGATATTTATAGGATATTCATCGAGTGACAATTTGAATTCGAATTTAACACTGTTTGATCAATTGAAGAATCGTCATCGCTATCTTCCTTTTTACACTCCACAATACAAATCGATGAAGATGTTACCTTTAGCACATTCATCGACGAGTCAATTGCTCAAACATTTTTATATATTGGGATCGTATAAGTCTTACTCTCTTGGTGATAATGTGTATGACTATGATGCGATTCGTTATTCGATTGAATCTGGAGCTCGATTGATACATTTGGATGTGTATAATACGAGTTCAGATCCGACAGATGTGGTGTTAGGAGTTGGTGATGTGAATTCATTATCGTTTCGTCGATGTATTGAGACGGTGAATGGATCAGCGTGGAAACAGGTGGATTATCCGATGATACTGTTGTTGAATATACATTCGGCGCATTATACGAATGGGGTGATAGATGCGATCAATTATCATTTGAAACTGTTTGGATCGCGATTGTATAGTGGAGTTGATACAATTGATGCGATGACATATCAATCGGTGAGGAATAAGGTGATTATATTGGTGAATGACAAGATGGAACAGCGGAGACCGATGGGATGTGCTGGTACAGTGAAGATGGATATGACGGAGAGTAATCGAGTAGGTGAGACGGATACGGTACAATCGTTGTTGTATTCGACGGGGATTGATGCGGCCTTACGGGATCCGACTCCGATCAATCCGAACGATGTTTATGTATCGAATCGGATATCATATGTTGGATATGCGTGTCATCAGGGGTCGAATTGTGCTGAACCGTTGCGGAAATTCAGTATGATGATTCCGGAGAATGATGAAGTTCAATCCGATGTGAAAACGGCGATGTTGTATAGAGTGAGCTGTATAATGATGAATTTTCATCGATACGATACGCAGATGGCGTTAGCGTTGGATATGTTTAAAGATCGGTCATTTGAATTAAAACAATCCGCATCGTTAAAGTAGTGAAATGAGTCAAGAAAATCAAGAAATCTATTATTTTGTGTATATGTTGAGATCAACTGTGACTGGTCACACATATATTGGATCTACGCCGAATCCGTGGCGTCGATTACGTCAACATAATGGGGAGATATCGGGTGGAGCTCGTCGGACACATCGTGGTCAACCGTGGAAGATAGAGATATTAGTGGGGTTTGAGGTGGATCGTGCAGCGACGGCGTTATCGATAGAGTGGCATTGGAAACGGTATCGTCCTCGGACGATGGTGCATATGTTTTTAGAAGAACGGTATCGCGATATGTTTTTTCAGATATGGAGTGAGACGGAAATGGAAGGGGCCAACAGTACATGGGTGGGGTCATGCCCCCACACGACGGCTAAGGATCCTTGATCAAAAAATCGGAGATGATCTTTCGGGTACTCTGATCTTCAAGAGTCTTCGTATCTGTCGATCCTCA